CAAATATCTATCTTCACGCAGGGAATGGAAGATGGTTTCTCCATAAGCAATCAGATACTACAATCTCTGCATGGCTACACCGGGATTTTCGGTGGCGCAACGTATGGGTTCTGGATTGCCAAAGCAGATGTGTTCTGGCTCTATAACTCATACGACGACCAAAACAAGATGGCCCAGGTATTTCTGGACTGCACGATAGACGTTCCAACCTAACAAAAGGACTTCATCATGGCATTGCCAAACAAAGTGCTGCCCGGTTTTAGCGTGGCAATGTATGCCCAGCCCGGTGCCTCCCCCACGGTTTTGACGACTGCTCAATTGAGCCTGGTTGCCAGCGTGTCTCCTATTGCCGTGTCCGGTAACCTGCTTCAAGTCGAAGCTGTACCCGCGTTCGGTCAAGATGACGCAATGGCGAACTTCAGCGCTGCTGGTGTGCGTCAATCGGACAAGATTCCGACCCAATCTGCGCCAACCTCGCTGACCATCACCGCGGCCTGGAATCCCAGTGATTCCGTTCTTCTGCTGCTGCGTACTGATGCGTACTCTGGCGTGGTTGACCGCACGTTCGTGATCTCTGCCACTGAAGGCGCGAACATCGTCTACTACGCTTTCAACGGTCGCGTGAGCCAGTTCCAGATTGACGCTCAACCTGGGGCCGAAGCGAAGTGCGTGTTCACCATTCATCCGCGTGGCAACCAGTACGGCTGGTCTAACAACGTCTAAGGAGTCATCATGGCTATTCCGAGCAAAGTACTTCCTGGCTTTTCTGCTTCGCTTTGGATGCAGAGCGCGGCCACCCCGACTCCGTTGACGACGGCCAATTTGAGTGTGTGGGCCGCACAAGTCACGACGATTGTTGGCACTACTGCTAACGGCACCGGGGCTTCTGGCATCCAAGTCCCCGTGCAGGCTATTCCCGCGTTCGGCCAAGACGATGCGATGGCTAACTTCTCGGTTGCTGGATCACGGCAGTCCGACAAGATTCCTACGCAGTCTCCTGGGACTTCTCTGACGGTCACTGCTGCGTGGAATCCTGCTGACACTGCTCTGCTTCAGATTCGTGCTGACGCCTACAGCTCGTGCTGACGCCTACAGCGGCGTGGTGGATCGCACGTTCGTTGTTGCTGCGGTGGATGGCACCAACACGGTTGCCTATGCGTTCAACGGTCGCGTGGCTCAGTTCCAGATTGATGCCCAGCCTGGCGCAGAAGCCAAGTGTGTGTTCACCATCCATCCTCGGGCTAACCAGTTCGGTTGGAGCAACAACTGATGGACGAGATCATCGAAGCGATGGTCAACCACTACGGTGACCTCCGGGCTTATGCTCGGGGTTGCCTAGTGGACATTGACGAAGTGAACGCTCGGTTGGAAGAGGCGACTCCCGATACCGCAGAGTTTGTGGTTCTGAAAGCCCTACAAGATGCACATACAAAACACGACAGACCTGCTGAACTTCCTGCTCAATCAGAGTGAGTCCCGCAAAGATTGGTTTGGATTTACCCAGCAGAGGCTGACAGCGGTTAATCTCGCCCATGAGATTGCCAAGCGTCACGCCGACAAGATGACACCACAAGAGGTTGTTAAGTATGCCGTTGAGGTGAACGACAACATTTACCAATCCATCATCAAACCACGATAAGACATGAAACACTTCGGCGACATCTCATCCCTGCGAGTAAAGACGTTTGAACTTGCGGGGCATTCCTTCAAGGTTCGCATTCCTGTCCAGAAAGAAATGGACACGATGCAGGAACTAATCGAGCAGATCGACCCACAGGCTTTCCAAGATCGCTTTGCGAAGGCTACTAAGGGTATGGAACTGGTTGACGGTGATGCGGTCATTGACGGGCGTTCCACGAAGGAACTGGTCGAGACTGCCATGAAGGTGGAGAACCGGATCACCGAGATGTTCAAACTCTTGGTCCCTGCTGATGGTCAAGCCAACGACCTGACGTATCAGGACATCGAGGATGAGTTGCCGTTTGCCGTGCAGCTTGAGATGATCAAGGCCATCCAAGAGGCGATCCAGCCGAACTACGGAGACTCCCGAAAAAACTCCTAAGGGACACTTACGCACAGGCTCGGGCTTATGTCTGGGCTCATGGTGGGTGTCCTGACGAGATTCCGAGTGATGACATGCGACATATCGAGATCATGCTTCACGACGGAATGATTGGGAACAAGGGTCTCCTGCTGGCCTTGAGTGGGTTCGCTACTGGCAACCTCAACTCCAAATTGAAGCAGGGTTCCAAGTCATTTGAGATGAAGGACATCCTTCCATCTACGCATGACTACATCGTGCCACCGTTGACGCCAGAGGAAGAAAAAGCCCAGGTTCAACGATCTCTGCTGACGTTCATGTCTAGCTTCCCAGGAGCAGAGAAATATGGCCTACGTCCCAAATAACAGAGGCTTCCAACTAGAAGGCTTTGCTGAGTTTGAGCAACAGCTTCTCCAGTTGGCTGAGATGGGTAGGGCAGACCTGACTGCCAGAAGGACGCTTGTAAAGGCTCTACGGGCTGCGATGCAACCTGTGTATCAGTATGTGGTGGATAACGCCCCATACGATGAGAGCAACAAGGGTCCAATCCATATGCGGGATACGGCGCGAATAGACGCCCGCATTCCTGTTGAGCGAGATCAGCGGTCTGAATACATCAATCCGACTGATGCCGCTATTGCTATAGTCTCTGTCAAGCAAAGTTCCGTGTCTTTGGCGAATGAGTTTGGCACATCAAAGATGGATGCCCAGCCGTTTCTAAGGCCAGCATTGGATTCAAACGCATCTAGAGTGCTTGCCAATGTGAGCCAAGAACTCGCCAACTTTATACCGGCACACGCGAGAAGACTGAATAGAAAGAGGAAGTAATGTCAAACATTGCAAGACTTGGTGTTGTTCTCGCACTTGATACTGCGCTGTTTACCGCTGCCGTTCAAGAGGCAATCAATACCAATGTAAAACTCAAGAGTTCTATTCAGCGCGAGTCTAAGGCGGCAGAGAAGGAGATTCAGAACCTCAAGTATGCGATGGAGGACTACGGTAAAGAAGTCTCCAAAGTAACGCAGGTTGAGAGAGAACTAGAGGCAGGTAGGTTTAAGAGTCTCAAGGGTACAGACACTGCACAACGTCTATTGGATCAGGCTCGGGCATACGATCAGATCGCAAAGTCCAGCAAGGATGTAACAAAAGGACTCAACGACCAGCAGAAACTGGCTCTGACCTACCAGACCACCGACTTCATCACGCAGATTGCCAGCGGTCAGAATGCTCTGATTGCAATGCTCCAGCAGGGCGGTCAGCTTAAAGACCAGATGGGCGGCATCGGCCCGATGTTCACTGCAATCCGCATGGCTTTGACGCCTATGGTGCTGGGCATGACGGCAGCGGCTGCGGTAATGGGGACGCTGGGGCTTGCGTTCTACCAAGGCGCGAAGGAATCCGCTGAACTGCGAGATCAATTGATCCTGACAGGCAACTATGCAAATCTAAGTCAACAGGCTTTCCAAGACCTTGCGGATACGGTCAGCACAAAGACCAACCTGTCCATCGGCAAGACCAAAGACATCCTGATGGAGTTGGTCAAGTCGGGCAAGTTACAGGATGCACTTCCTGACATTGGAGCAATACAAACAGATTGAGACGCTTACCAAGCAAAACAAACTTCAAGAAGCCGCAAAGATTGCTGCTGATGCTCTTAATACAAAGTTGAAAGACCAAGAAAGAAATCTAGGTACTTTAGAGTCGGCATGGTCAAAGATTACTAAGGCAGCAAGCTGGGCATGGAACGCGATGCTTGGACTTGGTAGAGATCAAGACAAGATTGATCGCGCGTCAGAACTGGAAAAGAAGATCAACCAGATGGTTGCCAACATTGAGGTAAACCGCGCCATCTTGGAAAAAAACCCTGCTCTGCTTAAGCAACGTGAAGAAACTCTTGCAAGGATGCGAGCTGAATTGCAGCAGCTTGCTGGAAGTATTACTACCGAGCAAGACAAAGCAAAGAAAGCGCAACAGCAAACGCAACTTATTAGTGATGAAGAAAAATACGGTCAAAAACGCAGACAGCTTGCGTTTGAGATTGATCAGTTAATAGTTAAAAACCGTTTTGATCTTGCGAAGATGACTGCAAATGATATGCATCTTATTGAACTTGATGCGGCAGAAAAGTCCGTTTTGGCAAGAAAAGAAATGGAGAATAAAAACAAGGAAGAAGCCGGTAAGTTTGCCATACAGAATCAGCTTGTACTAGATCAGAAATTGATTGCTATTGAGCAGGAAAAGCAACAAAAGCTGCGTGATCTTGCTAAGAAGCGTTATGCGGATGAGATGGCTGACCGACAGAGTATTGCTGATCAGACAATGAGTGATCTCGCTCAAGAGCAGCAACGTAGAGATCAAATCTACAGCCAGTTGGTTGAGGCAAGCCAGAAGGAAAAGGAAACATTAGAGTACGAGATGCAGCGTCTTCAGTTGAAGGGCAGTCTTGTTGGCGCATCGGACAAGGCTCTTCAGATTGCCATGCTTGAATTGGAGACGCAAAAGAAGATCGCAGAGATTGAGGGCAATGATGATCTAAGTCCTGAGAAAAAGGGCATTCTTGTGGCCCAGGCTAGGCGCAACCAAGGTATGCAGGAGATGTTTATCTCTATGCAGGAAAGCCTCAAGGCAACTCAGCAAGTCTATGACGCCGTGTTCGGCAACATGGAACGTGCGCTAGAGAACTTCGTTCGTACTGGCAAGTTGTCGTTTAAGGACTTGGCTCGGTCGATCATTCAAGACTTGATTGCGATAGAACTTAAAGCATCTGCTGTTGCGTTATTCCAGTTCTTCAAGAATATGATCCCTGGTCTAAATGCCAGTGGCGGCACAATCACAGGTGGTAGCGGACTGAAATTCACTCCTCGCGCATACGGCGGTCCAGTCAACTCCGGTAGCCCATACATGGTTGGTGAGCGTGGGCCAGAGATGTTTGTTCCTCGATCATCAGGCACGATTATTCCGAACAATGCGATGGGCTCTATGCAGGCTCCACAGGTAGTCAACAACTACAATATCTCTGCTATTGATGTGAAATCCTTTGAGGATCGAATCATGGGCAGTTCAACTGCTGTCTGGGCAGCGAACGCTTATGCCAACAAGTCTCTGGCTATCGGGCGAGGTAGAGCGTAATGTCATTCCAAACTGTGGTCGATATCCAGCAGTCCATGACGGTGAACAACCGTAGGATGGTGGGGCAACAAACATCCCGAGGCGGGCAGATCAGGACGGCTCAGTACCTCACCGCGGTGCCTTGGGTGTTCACCATCGTTCCGCACAACTACCTGTACTATCCCCAGGTCAGAGACGTTATCCAGACAATTGACAACCTCGACCGACAGACTCCCGCGAACATCACGTTCTCAAGTAGCAATCTCTCTTGGTTCACTGCTTATCGAGGTGGATTGTCTGGTGCCCAGGCGGCGGCTTTGACTCTAGCTTCTGTACCTGCTGCAAACGCAACGACCATTTCTATTGGCAACCTCCCGGCTGTAGGATCGTCTGTAGTCGTCTTGGCGGCTGGTGACTTCATCCAACTAGGCTCATACGCCTACAAGATCACTGCGGACGTTCTGAGGGGCGGGGCGGCTACTGTGAGCGCGACTATCCACCGGCCTGTGATTGGAACTCCTGCTACTGGCACTCTGACCGCTGTAGGCTCTGCTGTTTCGTTTCCTGTGTATGCAGAGCAATGCCCAACCTATACACTCACACCAATGACTAACGGGGCCTTTGTAAACTGGGATGGTCCGTTTGTCTTCCGGGAGAACGTAGCCCCATGACCACGACAATGAACGCACTCAACAGTGCGAATATAAGACACGCAGAGTTTGTCAGGCTTCAGATTGGAAACCCTGTCACATCGACTTATTCATTCTGCAACGCTGCTGCACCCATCACGGTATCGGGCATCACGTTTTCCAATCTTGGAATGCTGCTGAGTCTCGGGGATATTCCTCAAGACATCAAAAGCACTTCAGACGACATCACGATCAGTCTTACT